CTAATGAAGGTATCTAATATATCATTAACCAATTCAGGCTCTTCTTCTTCAAGTAAATATGCTAAAGTATAAAATAATGTATTGCTGCCTAAAAGAATAGAATTACCATATTTTGGTTCTTCAAGTATCATTACACCTTTTATTTCATTTTTCGCTTCATCTCTTACTTCATCTTTTATTCTACTCCTTTTTTTATTTTTTGGTTTTAATTTTGATTTAGTTTTGACGTCTTTTTGTGAATTATAGTCACAATCGTCATATCCATAGAAGTACACATATTCTGATAATTGAAATAGGTTTTCTTGATTCATAGTATCTTCATTGAAAACTTTTGACATAGTGTTCCTCAATGTTGAAATGATATTTATAAAAATATATTATATCATGAATTATAACACAAAATGCTTAAAAAGACAACAAAAAAACCCGTATCCAGTGGGAGGCAAGCGCTGGATACGGGAAAATGCTTGTTAAATGACTAACAAACAGTTTTTTTATATATTTTTACAGGTTTGCAATCTTGAAGATGCGGAAATAATCGTTTTGCCCCGGCTTTCCTTCACCGCCACAGAGGGGATGAGGTGCAAATCCATACCTAGTCTTGAAACCAATCCGAGGCTGGAAACCATCATCGGAAATGGTCTTATAGGTTTGCAGCGGGACATAAGGACAATAATAAGCTCCAGCATCAAACTGATTTGTACCCTTGTAACCAATCAGAATGAAATCTGTAGTAACATAGGGGTCAACAAATACCTTTGTTCTACCATTCATCATACCTACATAAGTAGTACCTGTTACATCTACCAATCCCGGATTTAAGAAAGAGCCATTTCTATTACCACTAGTATCAAGCAAACCGGTCATTGCAATAGCAGAAGCAACATTTGCGGAAGTAATGATGAAATTACCTTTACCTCTACGTGTCTTGATTGCAATTTCATTTGCTTCTCTTTCAATTTGAAACATGATTCCCTTAAACTTTTCAACTGCCCATCTACCATCGGAATCAATGTTCAAATCAAAAGTTCCTGGAGTTGAACAATTCTGTGCGCCATTCTTTGCCATTACATAACAACGGCGAACCATTTCTCTATTTATTTCATTGAGGATTTCTGTAGAAAGAATGTTTGCCATTTCAGTTTCAGCATCAAGACCATGAACAGCCTTCAAATCCTGCGTTAATTCTACAGACCAAGTAGCCTTCAAACCACGACTCTGTGCTTCTACGGTTGACTTGTCAATTTTGAATGCCATCTCATTCCATTCATTTTCTGCACCTAACTTTTCAGAATCAGCAGTAGGAAATGCGATACCGTAACCAATATTTGCATCGGTAGGATCAAGACCTTCTGGCTTAATAGTACCATCTGGAGTACCTTTACCTTCCCAAACATTAGCATTTGAGGCTGAAGTTTTCTGCTTCATATCTGTACGCTTACCAGACCAACCAGTATCAGGCTCATTAAACAATGCTTCATCTCCAGTATGGTCTCCATAGCGTGAAGTCATTGCAAAAATCAATCCAGTGGGACCAGACATAGGCTGAACACCAAAAATATCAAATGCAATCATTTTAGGAACAGAACGCCTAACCATTGAAATAAGAACCGGGTCCCATGACGCCATTTGCCCCACAACATTTGTAGGATTGGCATCTTCAGTAAGTAAAGCATTTTCCTGATTTTCTAACAGTCTAGCAGTAACCTCAAGTTTAGACCTATCAGTAATTTCGTCTAAACCCTCAATAAGATTACCATAACGGTCTCTACCATCTAAAACATCCTTCCATTGCCGTACTAATTCAGCAGTGTTTTTTCCAGTTGTATAAACATCCATTTAGATATATCTCCTAATTATTTTTTATTATATAAATTATTTATTAAAATCTGGATTTTCCAAGATAATCCAAGTATTTTTGCTTTCTATCAGTGTCACTCATTTCATGTAAAGGTGTGTTTTCGGTAATGTAGCGACCTGTATAGCTGTTATCGTTATCGTCATAAGAATCATCTTCATTCATATAAGAAGAATTGTAAGAAGTATCATCTTCAGCAAGAATCATATCTCTAATTTTTGTTACTCTCCTTTCATAACTGTCAGAATCAGTGAAAGGGACAGTAGATTCAACAAGATTGATGAAACGTTCTTTTTGAGTTTCAGTCATTCCTGAATTTTCTGCAATAGATTCAATAATTTCTTTGCCTTTAATATATTTCAATTTGCTTTCGTATTCGTTGAGCTGTTCCTGCAATGCTTCAATTTCATTTTCCTGCTCATCAATTTTTTCAATCATAGCATCTGAAACATCAATTTCATCATCAAAAGCAATATTATGTTCAATTAAGGTTCCTTTTAATGAAGAAATAAGAGATTCTGCCATTGATACCTTAATGCCATCTTGTACTTCTAATTTGTTTTCAGACAGCCATTCTTTAGCAGCATAAGAAAGATATTTATCAATGTTTTCAGTGATAGTTAGCAATTCTTGTTCTGCTTGCTCTTGAATATCTTGAATACGTTCTGCTACTATCATTTCAATATCATCTTGAATATCTTGTACTAAATCTTCAGCAATATCTTCTGCTCTCTGTTCTAATGCCGCTGAAAATAAAGACCTCAAATCTTCAATAACTTCTTCATCAAGTGCAATATCCTTAACGATATTTCTGAAAACTTTATCTACTGCTTCATGGCAAGCCTTTTTCTTTTGTTCTCTGAATTTTTCGGCTGCTTCATCTTCATCATCATAGTCCTCATCATCATAGTCCTCATCATCATAGTCCTCATCATCTTCTTCATCATTCTCATTTACTATTCTAATAGTGTAATCTTCATCTGCCGTCTCTTCATCTAAATCTTCATCGTCTTCATCTTCACTTTCTACTAATGAAGTGGAAAACTCTATATCTTCATACTTTTCAGAAATAAGATTGCTAATTTCATCTGCCGTTTCTTCATCCGTTCTTACTATCAAATCTCCATTTCTATCTATATCTACTATCTCACCCCTTGCTTTGAGCATATTTTTAATCAGTTCCTTTTGGTCATCATCTTTACAGGCAATAACCATTTCTGTTTCATAAAGTCCCATATAAAACCCCTGAAGTGTTTATATATCAATAAAAATTATTGTTAAATGATTGTTATAGATATTTATTCAAAAAATATTTTTATAACATATTTATTAGTTTATAAAGCTGTTCTGTTTGCTCTTCTATAGAATATCTACGCTTTCGTGATTCTTTTAGTATTCTTGTGATTTTAATGTTGCTATTAGGTAAACATTCTGAAATAATGCCATCATTTATCATATAGCTTACTGATTCATATATTCCATTAACAAACGCTTCAGGGGCGGAAGGGTTTGAAACAATGTCAACTGTTACCATTTTATAGTCGTTTTGTACCACTTTTGAACCAGTGTAATGCCCTTCACCCTCTTTTAATGAACCAAGACCGCGTGAAGAAACACCCAATTTTACGCCACCATCCAAAAGTGAGCGAACAATGTTTCCTTGAGGAGTTGTTAGAATCTTTGCTTTTCCAGTAAAATCATTTCCATTTTGTCGGATGCTAGTAATTAAATGAGAAGCCCGTTCTGGATTTACTTGAGGAGAAGTAGGATGATTCAATTCTCCCATTGCTCTATGTGTTTTAATATAATCATTGTCAAAACGTCTTACTTCATTTTCTAAAATACGAACAGGATAAATCCTACCATTGTGATTTTTTCGTTCTGCTTGCATGAATATACCTTCAATAAACAAATCTCCAGAATCAGATTTTTCAAGAATTAAGTCTGAAAATGTTGTTTCTGTAATTAGTTTTAGTGCCATTTAGTCACCTTTAATTTGAAGAAAATGAAGGTGCTAAATTTCTATCTGTATTCAATATGATAGAACGTTCATCATACAGTATATCAAAAATTTTTTCATTCATATAATCGTTGACATACTGATTTACATTATCCGTTGAACCATCGTGAATAGCTTTAACAATATTTGATGCTATTGCTGTATATCTTGAATTTTCCATGATTTTATTTCGTTGGCTTTTTTTGAATTTTTGTATATTTTTGCATTAAGGTTTCAGGTTCTTCCTCATCTTCAGGTTCCTGTTCTTTTTCATCTTCAGGTTCCTGCTGCATTTGTTCGGGCGGTATAGCTGGCGGTTCTGGTAATCCAGTATCGCCTAATTCCATTCCTTGCATTTTTGCTTGCATTAATTTATCGCCTGAAACGTCATTATATATTTCGCCATCTTCTTGTGCTTCTTTCTTTTCTTTTTCACGTTGTTTTTCCAGTTCTTTAATCTCTTCATCCGTCTGGAATAGTACATTACGCTTGACAAATTCTTGTGAAAAATAAGTAGGAACAAAGTCTGTAATATTTCCTAATAATTCCAAGCGTGATCGTAACATATCCATATTTTTCAATTCAGCAAAATACGAGTCTTCATCAAAAATATATTGCAAGTTTGGTTGAATTACATCATTCCATTCCTTTTCTGTACAAATTTTATCCATTACACATTCAAGTTTTAATAATTTATCAAATAATTCATGTGAAAATCTCTTGCGTAAGTGTGTAATGAATTTGCTGAATTTTACCTCATTTCTTGTTATTTCTCCAGTACGGGCAAATGTAAACATAGTTTCAGTTTCTAGTCTTGAAACAGGAACATATAAAGCAGCATATAACTTATGTTTGAAGTATTGCAATTCATCCGGTACAGAATTAAAAGAATCTGAACCAGAAATAGTATCTATTTCAGTTCCCTTTCCGCCCTCGCGTCTAGGCAACCAATAATCCTCCAACATTGCTTTTTGAACAGTATCAGAAGAAACTTTTCCTTTAGATGAATCATAAGAAACTTTATGCTTATATTTACCTATAAGAGAATTTAAATATTGTTCTGCTTTACTAGTAGGCAAATTACCAACGTCAACGTAAAAAACTCTACGGGAAGGCGCTCTTGAAACACGATATATAATCATAGATTCTTCAAGAGATTCTAATTGATTTGCTACTTTAATAGCATCGTAAAGATATGATAGCACATTCCCTTTATCGTCTTGATAACCTGAAGTGGAATATACTATTGAGTCTGATGTGAATTTTATTCCTTGATAAGATTGTCCATTGATAAAAATTTGTGAAACAGCCTGCCCAATAAAATTGTTTTGCATCTTTGGTGAAGCAAAGTATATGTACATTTCATTGATTTTCTTGATAACCTCAACGTTTTTATCAGTTTTTGAAGGAGCCATTTCAAGTTCACGAATCTTTTTTATATCTAATGGGTCAATATAAATCAGATTTTTTATATTCTTTTTTACTTTATTAGCGTACAGTTTTTCTGCTTTATCAAATGGAAGAATATAGAAAGGCAAGCGCCCATCTATATACCATTTTCTGAACCAAATATGAGCTTCTTTATCAAAATGCAACAAAGACAAGATATATTCAAAACACTCTAATATCTTGTCTTTGATTGCTTTTGACATTTCTACATCATTCAAATCTAACTTCACTGGGTATTTTTCATTTTTAGAATAAACTATTGCATCGTTGACGATTTCCTCAATAGCATTTCGTATTTCAGGACAAGTTGACATCTTACGAAATTGCAATACTAATTCACGTTCAGACTTTAATGATGCAAGAACGTTATCATAACCTTGATAAAATATGCCCCCGGAAGCACTAACAATTTCAACCGCCCCATCCGTTTTGATATTACGAACGGGGGAGTCTATTGATTTTTCTTTTTCGGAATGACTGTTTGAGCTAGTTTGTACTTCTAACCCAAACAGTTTACCCAAAGATGTTGTAATGTCTTCCCTTAATTGCTCTAACATTATAGTTAAACTGCTTTAGTTTTTAATTTTTTATTATATGATTTCTTTTCTGTTTCCGTTATTGAGCTTTCCTCTATTTGGCTTTTAGCTATTGAGCTTTCAGCTATTGATACAGAAACACTAGCCTTTTCTTTTGTTTCATCTGCATTGGATACAATAGGAGCAGGTTCAGGCTGTTTAATAGGTTCCTGAAAAGTAGATTTAACAGATGTCAAGTATTTTTCAGGAACATTTCTTAATGCAACAACCAACTCTTG